TCGCCTATGATCCAACGGAAGATCTGATGAATATTGACCCCTACTCTGATAGAGCAAAAAGACTCGGTTTATCTGATGTATGGTCTGACTCTTATGTGCCGAGTTATCCACATCCATCATATCAAACGGATCAAACGGATCAAACGGACATATTGGATGTTTCACAAAATCGCATGCCGCACGTGCCGATTACTCACGAGCAGAAAAAGCGGCACGTAGAGGACGCGATGGGCTTTGAGCCGGGGTTTTATGACGATAGGTGGGCGGAGATATTTGATGAGGACATAAGTGAGGAGGAGATGAGTGACAGATACGACTTTGTAAGAGGAAAACAGGACAAGGGATTGGAATACAAACCGTGGGAAGGAGTAGTTAGCAAAAAAAATGAGTGGGGAGAGTGGCAACTGCCAGGCACGAGTGAGATCCAGGACCAGATAAGATGGAACACGGCCAACCGACCGCTCGATTGGAGTGAAACACCCGAATTAACGGAAGACCTTATAAAAGAAAACATTACAGGCGGAACAGATTGGGGATGGAATAAGGGAGGCTACCTGAAAAAGTTTGATGACGGCGGCTACGCCAATATGTCAACCTATGAGAAATTAAAAGCGATCAACGATTCCATAGCCGAGGGATAACAATGCAGTTCAATCCTAATGAAAGAAGACAATTTAATCCCTTAATACAATCTGTGGGAGCTGGTATAACTGGACTTGGTGGCCGACCCGGTATGACTGGAAACTGGGGAGGTCCGAAACAGCCTCAATTCCCACCACGAGGATGGCATCCTCAACAACCACCAATTCAACAGCAACTGGATCCGTGGGGAATTAAAGGAATGGGAGAGCAGATAACAGGTTTTGAAGAGCAATTAGGGGGATACGGAGAAACACTTGGAGGATATGGTGAACAAATAGGAGGTTTCGGCGAACAGCTTGGAGGACTTGGAGAAAGAATGGGTGGATTTGAATCCACTTTAGGAGGACTAGGAGAACAAATGGGAGGCTTTGGGGAACAGTTCAGCAGCATCAGTGATCGTCTGGGCAAGATAGAGGAAGGAATCGCCGGTTTAAATAAATCTTCTCCGATGCAACAACAACCTCCTCGTTCATTTTACGGTGGATTTAATCCTTATTCAATGTTTGGTGGATTAAGTTCTCTTTTCGGCGGAAGAGGCAGGTACGGATGATGGAAAAAGATTTTAATTTTCGGAACGTCGTCTGGTTCGCCATGATTCTAGTAAGTGCCGGCAGTGTGTATGGCATGCTGTCACAAAAAGTAGCAGCACTAGAAGAGAAGCAGCGAACAATAGAACAAGTAGTACTACGAGATATTCCAGAAATAAAGGAACGAGTGATAAAATTGGAAGTAATGCTCGACATATTGATAAAAGCCGACAACAAGCGAAACGACTGATTTCTGCCAAAATTTTTATCATTTTAAGGTACCCTCAGGGCCTTTGTAGCATGTGAGTGGTATGATTGTACCCCCTAAAATAATATTTTTTTTGGATCCTCGCCCATCACCTGGCTGGCGAGATCAATTTTGTTATTAAGCGCTTTTACAATGCGCTCATCAACTGTTCCCTCCGCGATAAGATCAACATAAGTCACTTTGCTTGTCTGACTGATTCGATGCGCGCGGTCCTCGGACTGCATCCGCACTTCTAAACTGTAATCATTAGAATAATAGATGACAGTATGAGAAGCAGTAAGAGTAAGCCCATAGCCTCCTGTCTTTGGATTTCCAACAAAAAAGCGGAGAGAGCTATCACTGTCCTGAAAGCGATCCACAATATGCTGACGATCAGTATCCTTGGTATCACCATAATAAGACGCCACACTTTCCTTACCATAGATGTCACCGATAGCTTTTTCAATGGCCTGTATATCGTGGCGATAAACAGCCCATATAATAACTTTACCATTTGTCTCCTCCAGTATGTTTAATAGTTCTTGAATGCGGTTATTTTTTATCGCCATCACAATGCCATCGTCCGTCTTGACGTGTCCGCACGTTATTTGATGAAGCCGTATTAACTGCGTCAGGACTGTGGCAGCTGTCATCATCTTTTCATTCTCCAGGAAAGTCATTGCGGCTTTTTTCATTTCTGTGTAAGCTTTCATTTGTTCCATCGTCATAGCCACTGTTCTTTTTGTATACAGCTTCTCTGGAAGATCCAGACATTCACTTTTTAGGATCCTCGTGGAAAAACTTTTTATTTTTCCCTGCAACTCATCGAGGCGCTGATACTTCACGACATGCTGAAAGGAATGTGATCCGACATTGCGCTGCACGACCACCGCGTACCTGGCCCTGAAGCTGTAGTAGCTTTGCTGATCAATCAACCAGGGATCAAGAAACTGCAACTGGCTGAACAGGTCTAAAGGAGATTTAGTGACGGGTGCTCCCGTCATGATGCGACGATACTTCGCCATAGGGCGTAGTTTTAAAATATTTTTTGTACGGGACGCGTTATGATTCTTTATGGTAGTGGATTCATCCACGCACAATAAAGCGCTATTGCGCAAAAGAAAACTGTAGGCGAACTGATATCCTTTCTTAGTGGAGAACGCCTCAATGTTCATAATCAAGATGGACAGGTCATCACTGATCACGGACAACTGATCAAGTTCCTCTTTCTCCGCTTTTCGTGGAGAGGAAGACCATATTCCCACTCTGTAGGAAACATGATCCGCCATATGAATTTGCAGTTCATTGTGCCAGTTGCGTTTAATTCCGTTGGGAACAACAACTAGAGCCGCATTAATTTTTCCTTTATCATATAAAATGGCCACATTATCGATGCATACCTTGGTCTTACCGGTACCCATCTCCATGAATAAAGCCCATACTTCCTTGTTCCAGCTCTCATCCAAAGCATCTAATTGATGTTGAAAAGGCTTGGTTTTAAATCTATAGTTCATCATAACTTTCTAAGACAGCTATATAATACTTGCGGAAACAAAAAACAAGAGATAAAGGACTCGCAGAAGGATGGAATTCAAGCAGGATAAAGAAGAAAAAAGACCCACGGTATTTTTAGTTCAAGAAAATCCCTATATAAATGTACTGAGCGCCCAGGAATACGGCGACATTGTTTTACTATTTGAGAGTGGACAACAAATCATGTTTAGTCCACAGCCAGCCATAAAAAAATTACGCAGAAAACTTAAAGATTTTGACGATAATGACCATTTACTTATGATGGGAGATCCAGCTGCAATGGGTATTGCATGTTGCATCGCTTCTGATATAAACAGGGGCAGATTTAAAATACTAAAATGGGATAAAATCCAAAAGAGATATTATTCTGTAAGTGTTAACATTAATGAGAAAGGCGAAATTAATGAGCAGGATAAACTTTGAAGGTGACGCAGTAACGAACATAAAGCAAACAGGTCTAGAATCTGTAGCTGAATTGCTAAGATCACAGTTAGCACTAGAGGCTTCAATTGAAGCACACGAAGATCAATTAAAGAATTTTAAAGAACAGTTGCGTAAATTATCAGAGGAAATTATTCCCGAGAAAATGACAGAATTAGGAATGACATCAACAGAAATGTATGATGGATCAAAGGTAGAGATTGTAGAAAACATTCACTGCTCTATTCCAAAAGAAGATTTAAAAAGACAAGCTGCTTGTTATGAATGGCTAGAAGATAACGGTCTAGGAGATATAATCAAGAATCAAGTAGCTATGCGTTTCGGTAAGGGAGAAGGAAATAAAGCAAAACATCTCGAAGAGACAATTAAAGAGATGGGTTTAATCCCTGAAGTAAAAGTTTCGGTGCACGCTGGTACACTGAAAGCCACTATTACAAAGTGGCATGAAGAAGGCAAAAGTCTGCCAGAAGAGTTATTTTTTCTGCACTTTGGCCGAAAAACAAAAATCAGCCGACAAAATAAAAAATAAGGAGAAAATATGGCAAACGCTATAAAGAAGAAGGAAAAACAAACGAACATCATTGAATTTGATTCTGGTATCTTTGAAAAAGATGCAAACGCGGGATTGAAAAATCTAGGGATGGACGATTTAGCTATTCCTTTTCTTCGTATTCTGAGTGACACGTCACCCCAGATCAAGAAAAGGGATCCTCTTTACATAGAGGGGGCGGAGAGTGGAATGATCTACAACACGCTTACAAAAGAAATATACGATGGCGAGGCGGGAGTAAAAGTTATTCCGTGCGCTTACCAACGTCAGTACATTGAGTGGATGGATAGAGGAAAGGGAACAGGTGCGCCTGTAAACATTTATCCAGCTGAAAGTAATATTCTTTCGCAGACCACTCGCGATGATCAGAAAAAAGATCGATTGGACAACGGTAACTACATTGAAGATACCGCCAATCACTTTTGCTTGATTCTTGGCAACGATGGAACTCCTTCCCAGGTTCTTGTTGCCATGAAAAGTACTCAGCGTAAAAAATCAAAGAGATGGAACTCTTTGATGCTGGGTCTTAAAATGAAGGGTACAAAAGGTTTATTCACTCCTCCTTCATACTCCCACCTCTACCTGTTGAAAACGGTTGCGGAATCGAATGATCTAGGTAATTGGTTTGGTTGGGACATTTCCCGTGTGGGACCTGTCGAGGATGCTAACATATATCACCAAGCGAAAGCGTTTGCTGAAAGCGTGGACAAAGGTGAAATAAAAGTCAAGCATGAGGAAGACGAGGTTGACACTGGGGAAAAAACTCCTTACTAAACGCTTAAGTTATATATTCTTTTTTAACCTTTAGAATGTGTAATTTATCTGCATAGATAAGAAGAGGCGAGTCTGATTCCTCGCCTCTTCAATAATGAATGAGAAAGATTTATGGACGACAAAGAAAAATTTATACAAATATTCAGTGGACTCGAAAGAGCCTACGGTCAGACGCAAAGTCGAGCTAAAAATGACGCAGGTAAAATTGAAGCCAAGTCCTGGATCCAAAAAGAACAACTTACAAAAGAAAAATGGTACGATCATCTGGAAGGTCGTGAACCCAGTCTAGGAATCATTCCTATTCGTGAAGGCAATACCTGTAATTGGGGAGCCATTGACATAGATTCCTACGATGGGCTGGATCACAAGGAATTAATTAAAAAAATTGTCGAAAAGAAACTACCACTGGTTGTATGTAGGTCAAAAAGTGGTGGCGCACATATATATTTATTTGTACGTGAACCAGCAACCGCCAAAGATATGCAGCTAAAATTAACAGAGATAGCTGCATGGCTGGGCTACGCTGATTCAGAGATATTCCCAAAACAAATTGAGCTGAACCCCAAGGCCACAGGTAATTTTTTAAACCTGCCCTATAACCATGAAGAACACCCAACAAGATATGCGTTTGATGATGAAGGTAATGCATTAGATACGTTAAGAAAATTTATAGAATATTATGAAACAAAAGTCATATTACAAGTCAGTAAGGTTGATATTCCTAAAACAGTTGACACTCGAGAAGATTTCAAAGGCGCTCCTCCGTGCATTGTAACCCTGGCTGAACAAGGATTCAGTGAGGGATCCCGCAACCAATGCCTTTTTCAAGTTGGTATTTATCTGCGGGAACGATTTCCTGACGACATAGAAGCCAAATTGGATGAGTACAATACAAGATATTTCAGGCCTCCTCTTCCCTCACGCGAGGTTCTGACCATTTGTAAACAAGTCGGAGATGATAAATATTTTTATCGGTGCGAAGAGCCTACTTTTAAATCAGTATGCGAAAAAATTAAATGTAAGACCCGCAAGTATGGAATTGGAAACTCGGCAACAGATGACATTTCCAGTCTGAAGAAATGGGTGTCGGATAATCCTATGTATGAACTGACTCATAACGGACAGGTCATTATTCTCAACGTGGATCAACTGGCGGATCACCCCGCTTACCGTAAAGCCTGTATCGCACAAGCGGATACAAGCCCACGGCCCGTCGGCCCTTTAGTTTGGGCGCAAAGAGTGGATGAACTTTTAGCCATAATGAAAGAGAAAAAAGATTATGTCATTCTTCCAGGAGAAGTGACAGTGAAAGGACAGTTCCTTTCTCATCTTCAAACATTCATTAGTAACACAAAAGGAGCTAAAGATCGTGATGAAATTCGCCTCGGCCAGACATATGAACACGAAGGATATTTTTATTTCAAACCACAATCCTTCCGAGAATTCTTAAAAACCAAACGCTTTACTAAAATAAATGAAACACACCAGATGAAAATATTTAATGAACTGAAAGGATCAACAGACAAGCTTAAGATTGAAGGACACTCCACTCATTGTTGGAAAATACCAATTGATATTCAAGAGACTGAATACGAACTGAAGGAAAGAGATTTCAAAGAAACGGATGAGGTGTATTGATGCTAAGACATCTGGATCTGTTCAGCGGGATTGGAGGCTTTAGCCTGGGAATGGAGGCCACAGGTGGCTTTGAAACAGCGGCGTTCTGCGAGATTGAAGAGTTTCCAAGAAAAGTGCTGCAAAAGCATTGGCCTTATGTTAAAAAATATAAAGATATAAAGGAGCTGACTTATGACAAGATCAAAGAAGACGGACTCGGACCCATCGACATTATCACATGCGGTTACCCTTGTCAGCCCTTCAGCAACGCGGGAAAGAAACAGGGTGAAAAAGATCCGAGACACCTCTGGCCAGACTGTTTTAGGCTTATCAAAGAATGTCGGCCGTCTTGGGTGTGTGGAGAAAACGTTAGTGGGCATATTAAACTCGGTCTGGACTCCGTATTGTCGGACCTGGAGAGTGAAGGTTACCGAACAAGGACATTTAGTATTAGCGCTAGTAGCGTCGGCGCCAACCACAAAAGAGAGAGAGTCTGGATATTGGCTTACTCCGAGCGCAACAACGATCAGCAAGAGATCCAAGGAGTCAATGGAGAAAAGAAAAAAATATCGCGAAAGCATAGGAAGGAAGACAGTGACACCAGGAAACCTGGCGGAACAGATTCAATACGGAAAAGCAGTGACAAACATGTGGAGGACACCAGACGCTCATTGCGACAGGGGAGCGAGTTCCAAGGAAAGAATGAAAATGAAATTGGACAAGGGAATGCCAATCTCACTGAACGATCAAGTGAAGCATCCCGATCTGATGTGGCCAACACCCTCAAAAGGAATGTGGAAACAGGATGTGAACGACAACGGGAGGTACGCGAGGGACATCAAGAAGAAGGGATTCCAGGTGATGCTTCCAGCGGCAGTGAAACTGTGGCCGACACCGAGAGAGTTCATGTACAAGGACAGCACGACGGACAGGGGAAAAAGCAATCTTGGGGAGAAGGTTGGTGGGCAGTTGAACCCGAATTGGGTCGAGTGGCTCATGGGATACCAGACAGGGTACACAGACTTAAAGCTCTAGGAAATAGTTTAATTCCGGCCATCCCTTATTATTTAGGGCTGGCTATCTTAGAAAGCATGAAAGATGCATAGACACGTTATCATAGGACCTCCTGGCACAGGGAAGACAACTTATTTGAAAGATAGAGTGGAAGAGCTCATCAAGGCGGGCGTATGCACTCCGAAAGAAATCGGCTACTTCAGTTTCACCGTGAGAGCGGCGGAAGAAATACGTGATCGCATTGTTAAGGACTCCAAGCAAAAATGCACGAAGGAGACGGTTAAGATCCTGTATCCCTATTTCTCCACGTTGCACTCCCTGGCGTATCGTCGGTTGCAGCTTCAGCAAGCGCAGATCATGGACGATCATGACTATGAAGAGTTATCACGGATCACGGGCCACGAATATGTCAATAAAATGAAAAAAGGAAACGGTGTTGATATCTCTATGCCAACAGCGAAGAGTGAATACCAGGACATTATTAATCTCTCATACGCTAAATATCCTGATGACAGGGATCGCTTATATAAAGTTTTCAGAGACAATACCTTGAACAATTACGGAGCACGCAAGCTCATCGAACAAATGGATTTAGATTTAAGAAAATTTAAAGAAGACAGGGACAAGTATGAATATGTTGATTATTTTGTTAATTTTTTAAAGAAACAAAACCCTCCTCCCTTGAAATATCTATTCATTGATGAAGCTCAAGATCTCAGCGCCCAGCAATGGCAGGTGGTGGATATGATTCAGCAACGATCTGGAGCAATTGAAACCTACATAGCAGGGGATGATGATCAGGCTATTTTCAGATGGGCTGGCGCAGACATAGAACACTTCATAGCTATGGCTAAGAATTATGACAACACTATCATTCCTCTGACTCAATCATTCCGCATTCCTATAAGCGTACACAGTCTTGCCACAAAACTTGGACAGTCAATATCCCAACGCATCCCAAAACAATATAAACCAAGAGATGAAATGGGGATAAGAAAAGTCTTAAATATCAGACCTTTGAATCAAGGATTGCAGGAAGGTGAGTGGTTGATTTTATGCAGGACTCACGAAGTTGTAAAGCAGGTGTGTGAGGCATTGGAAACATACGGATGGCTTTACAAGCGATACGGTTTTCCAACCATAAGTTTTAAATACATTGAGGCCATCAGGGCGTGGACCGATCTTCAAAACGGCAAGTCCATCTCAGGAGTGGCATGTGATGTCATTTATCATCATATGGACAGCACTCGGATCAAGAGAAATTACGGAGTGTTCAAGGGACAACCTGAAGGGACATACAGCCTGGAAGATCTTATTAAAGAGTATGGCCTGCGGGAAACAATTAAAATATCCAAAGACAAAACCCTCAGTGTGAGGGAAATAGCCTGGTATGACATGCTGAATTCCAAGGGATTGCAGCGTCGTAAAACCTATCTGCGTGCGGTAATGCGCTCGGGCAACAAGCTTGACGCTGTTCCTCGCATTGAAGTGTCAACCATTCACGCATCCAAGGGTGGTGAAAGACAAAAAATTATGCTATTAACCGATCTATCCTATGCCCCTTACAGGTCATATACAGAAAGCCAACAAGGAAGAGATGATGAAGCAAGAGTTTTCTACGTCGGTGCGACAAGAGCCAAGGAAGAATTATATATTGTTCATCGAACCGAAGGACAATATGAATATGAGCCCATCTTTCATTATGCGAGCAGGGTAGCATGATCTCACAGGATATTTTAAAAGAATCAAAAAAATTAATTGGTGGCAACCGCCATAAGGACTATGGCGACAAGCTCACTAATCACACGAACATTGCGGCGTTGTGGTCTATTTTCCTCCGAAAAGAAGTAACCCCCCATGACGTCGCGGTGTGTATGGCCTTGGTGAAAGTAGCACGGCTCATGCACCAACATAAAAAAGACAGCTACGTTGATATGGCGGCCTACGCTGCCATTGCAGGAGAGATTGAAGCACGCTCCGATAAAAAGAATCGATCATTTGAATCAGAAGGAGAGAAAAGAGGACGGATCACAAAAGAATATGTAAAATCATTAAAATGAAACAATCACCGCTAAGAAGTAAGGACAGAGAAATAACAGTTGGAATGCTTCCTAAATTTTTACATGAGGTAAAATTTAAACGTAATCGTTTTTTAGAAAAGCACTATGGTTGGATAAGTCGTAATGACTTAACCGAGATGCTGGAACACGAAAATAAGGAAACTGAATATTATTTTCAAGTAGGGAAAGCGATGCATGAATACTTAAAAAATGTTATTGATAAATTAAGTAGAAGAAGATTAGAGAATCATCCTGTGGATATGGGTAGTTATTTTAAAGAAACTTCCCCCGAAGCAAGAGAAGAGGCAAAAGACAAGGCACACCAAATTTTATCACACGGTATTGTTGGTCAATTAGAAGAAGTATGGGGAACGGAATGTCCTCTTTATTTTGATAAGAACGAAAGAAGAGTTATTGATTTAGTAGGAATTCATAAAAATAAATTAACAATAATTGATTTTAAATCCTCTCAACATATTTTTGTTGAACGTGACAAAAGTAAAGAACAGGTTATTAATTATGCTTGGTTACATAACCTTTACTCAGAAAGAAAAATAGAAAAATGTATTGTAATGATTTGTGATAAAGGTGGATATCGAGAAATAATTGTAAAGGAAGAAGAATTAAATTTTGATTATGAGAATGTACTTAAAAGTCTTTTCCACCAAAAAGAAGATCTTAAAAAAGCCTATGATACTACCCAGTATAAAATATCTAATTTGCTTGAACATAAAAGGAATTCAACAAGATGAAAGAACAGCCCAATTGGTTTCCTAAAGTGCATATGATGCCCAGTGAATGGGTGATGCCTGATCATTTTCCAGATCTCTCAGAGTACACGGAAATAGCCATTGATGTGGAGACACGGGACCCTGGACTGAAAACCACTGGACCTGGCTGGGTAGCTGGTCGAGGAGAAATCGTAGGGATCGCCGTTGCGGTAGACGGCTGGGAAGGATACTTCCCCATAGCTCACGAAACACCGCCCAATATGGATAAAAACATTGTGACTAAGTGGTTGAAAAAACAGTGTTCTTACGATTATATGAATTACGTCTTTCACAATGCCTTCTATGACCTAGGGTGGTTATCCACTTTAGGTATTGACATTCGAGGCAAAATAATCGACACTTTAATCGCCGCACCATTGGTAGATGAAAACAGGTTTAGATTTGATTTAAACTCATTAACAAAGGATTACCTTAAAGAATCGAAATCGGAAACCCAACTCTACGAGGCGGCAAAAATGTGGGGCATCGATCCGAAATCGGAATTGTGGAAGCTTCCCGCCTCACACGTAGGCGCATACGCAGAACAGGACGCAGCTGTAACGCTACGCCTATGGCATCATCTTAAAAAAGAAATCATATCACAGAACTTATTAAATATTTTTGAATTAGAAATAGACCTCTTTCCTGTTCTATTCAAGATGAAACAAGAAGGAGTACGGGTCGATCTTGACAAAGCGGAAAGAATAAAAAATGATTTACTATCTAAAGAGAATAAGATTATGGCTTCAATTAAGAAGCTCACAGGTCAGAATGTGGAGATATGGGCTGCAGCATCAGTTGCTCAGGCTTTTCAAACCCAGAACATCCCTTACGACACCACTCCAACAGGCAAGCCAAAGTTCGATAAAAACTTTCTGGCAAATCATGAAAGCCCCCTGGCGAAGATGGTCGTGGAGGCGAGGGAGATTAACAAGGCGAGAACAACCTTCATCGAAAGCATCCTCAAGTTTTCGCACCGAGGACGGATTCATTCAGACATACACCAAATGAGATCGGATC